TTCTGACAAGGCAAACCCATGACCTCGTTGCTGAAAAACACCGCCACCGAAGGCATTCGCGCGTTTGAAGTCGTGCTGAGCGACTTCGGCTCCATCTCTCGCGAAAAGGCCGTGCTGCTGGCGGGTCAGACCCTGATCGCCGGTACCGTGCTGGGCCGCATCACCGACAGCGGCAAGTACGCGCTGCACGACCCCGACGCGACCGACGGCAGCCAGACCGCCGTGGCCGTGCTGCTGGTTGACTGCACCGCCAGCGGCGCCGACGCGCCCACCCTGATCCTGGCCCGCCTGGCCGAGGTCAAGAGCGCGCTGCTGACGTTCAAGAGCGGCATCACCGCGCAGCAAAAAGCCGCCGCCCTGGCCGCCCTGGCCACCCAGAACATCGTTGCCCGCTAAGGAGCTGAAACATGGCCACCCCTACCTTTGACAACCCGTTCGAGCTCACCAGCCTGACCGCTGCGATCAACGCTGCGCCATTCAAGCCCTACCGCCTGGGCCAGCTGGGCATCTTCGAGGAACGGGGCATCGCCCAGGCCACCGCCAAGATCGAGCAGCTCAACGGCTCGCTGAGCCTGGTATCGACCGCCCCGCGCGGCGGCCCTGGTGAAGTGGTGCCGGCCGACAAGCGCCGCGAGCTGACCTTCGCCGTGCCGCACATTCCGGCGGTGGCGGGCTTGGACGCCGACGAGATGCAGGGCGTGCGCCAGTTTGGCACCGAGTCCACCAGCGACAACGTGACCGCCGCGCGCGACCGCCTGCTGGCCAAGATGCGCGCCAGGCTGGAAATGACCATCGAGGCGCACCGCATTGGCGCGCTCAAGGGTCAAGTGCTGGACAAGGACGGCGCTGTGCTGCTCGATCTGTTCGATGCCTTTGGCGTGCAGCAGCAGATCCAAGGCTTTGCCCTGGGTGACAAGAACACCAAGGTGCGCACCAAGGTGGCCGAGGCCATCGGCAAGCTGGAAGACCAGTTGGGCGACACTCCGTACATGGGTCTGCGCGTGCTGTGCGGCACCGAGTTCTTCAACGCGCTGGCGGTGCACGACCAGGTGGAGAAGTTCTATCTGCCGTTCCCGTCAGCGCAGAGCATGACCGGCGACCCGCTGCAGGCCATCCAGTTCGCCGGCGTGACCTGGGAGCGCTATCGCGGTGTCTCGGGCTGCACGATCGGCGCGGACGATGCGTACCTGATCCCGATGGGTATCCCTGGTCTGTTCCTGACCCGCTACGCCCCGGCCAACTACACCGAGACGGTCAACACGCTGGGCCTGCCCATGTACGCCAAGGCCGAGCCGCGCAAGTTCGGCAAGGGTTTCGACATTGAGGCCCAGACCAACCCGCTCAACCTGTGTACGCGCCCCAGCGCCATCATCAAGTTGACCAAGGCGTAAGCGGGAAGCCCGAACACATGACTACCCCCTACGCCCCGATGCTGTCCAAGGATGGCACTTGCCTGCTGATGCCCAACGGCTCCTTCGAGCGCCTGGACAGGCTGCCGCGCTACCAGCCGCAGCCGGTGGCTACTCCTGAGCCTGCTTCGGCCGCTACGGTCGCTGCACCTATCGCCGCCCTCCTGCCGGCCCTGGCCAGCAAAAACAACACCCCCAAGGAGTAACGCGTGGCTGTTACCGACTACACCAACAACCGCCCGCGCTACATGCGCAAGACCCTTCTGATGGCTCGCCTGGAGGATAGCTACGGTGTCATATCCAGTAGCCCGTTCGTGCCCGCAACCCATGCCATCCAGGTCGAAGAGGTGTCGTTTGACTACAACGCCAACAACCAGACCTTCAACGCGCTGCGCCCCTACATGGGCGCCAAGATCGAGGTCGCGGGCAATGACTACGTGACGATCAGCTTCAAAGTGCCGCAATACGGCTCCAGAGCCACCAACCGCGATCCGCATTTCGGCTTCTTGTTCCGGGCCTGCGGCATGAAGCGCACCGTGGTAGCGGCAGCTGCTGCGGTTGCTGCCTCGGCTGGTCCGCCGGCAGTTGCCGCCATTCCGGCCAAGCTGGCACACACGAAATACACGCCCGACTCCGACGCCACGGCGGACAACACCAGCATCGAGCTGGTGTTCGGTGTCGATGGTGTCAGCTACCGAGCCTATGGCGCGCGCGGCACCTGGGATCTGGACATGATGGAAGGTGGCATCCCGGCGTTCAAGTTCACGTTCACCTGCTTGTTCGACGCCAACATCACAAGCGAGGCCTTTGTGGCCCCGGAATTCGCCGACTACAAGCCGCCCCGCATCGTGCAGGCGCGCAATGCCGATGGTGTGCTGCTGGGCATTAGCGCCCCCACCATGACCAGCTCCGGCTTCGACCTTACCGATGGCGGCCGCTACGCCTCCAAGGGCTTCACGCTGAGCTTTGGCAACACCGTGAACTTTGACGGCCGCCTGGGCGGTGACCGCGTGCTGATCTCCGACCGCGAGGTGACGGGTAACGTCAAGCTGGATCTGAGTGCAGGTTTGGAGAAAGACTTCTTCAACCAGATACGCGCCAACACCGCCCGCAGCTTCGGCTTCCTGCATGGCACCAACGACGGTGCCATCGTGGCGGGTGAGGCTTGTTTGATCTACGCCCCGGCTATGCGCTTCCTCAATCCGAAGATCGAGGACGTCAACGGCACGGTCTACGCCTCGTATGACATGCGCTTCCAGACACTGGACAGCAGAACGGATGCCTCGGACGACTACGGCGACAACGAGCTGCAGCTGGTGTTCCTGTAACCGTTTCGCGACGCGGCAGCGGATTGGGGGTTCCTGGTTCGCGTCGTTTGCCTGAGCGGCAGCCGCGTCGTCTTTTCTCCATCAGGCGTGTTTTCCATCAGGCAAGGATTTTCAACATGGCTTTCATTCTGACCCCCAAGACCAGCTTCACCGCCCCTGTGACGCTGCATGTGCCCGCCGACGGTGGCAAGAAGCAGAAGCTTGGCTTCTCGGTGCAGTTCAAGCTGCTGGAGGCCGAGGAGGTGCGCGACCTGATGGATCGCGTGCAGGCCAGCTCGGCTCAGAAAGCCTTGCTGCTCAAGCAGCGCCAAGAGCAGCCTGAGCTGGCGTTGGAGCCCATGCCGGCGCCGCAGCTGAGCGACCGCGACATCATCGAAGAAGTGCTGATTGGCTTCGGCGCTGATCTGCAGGGTCCGGATCGCCAGCCGCTACCCTTCACCCCGGACAACCTGGACGAGCTGCTGAAGGTGCACGGCATGGAGGCGGCGATCGTGCAGAGCTTCTTCGAGCACCACTTCAAGGCACCGGAAAAAAACTGATTGACATCGTCCGTCAGCTGATGCGCCAGGCACCTCCCCGGCACCCAGCGGCGGACGATGAGATCGATCCCGCCGTGCTGGAGGCCATGGAGCACTTCGGCATCACGCCCATAGCGCCCGACGAAGAGCCTGAGCCCGAACTGCTGCTCGACCAGCTGGAGGTGTGCCCTGGCAACGAGCGCGCGCTGACGCTGTTTCTGGCCTGTCAGCGCCACTGGCGCCTGGTGCTGGGTGGCATGGGTGGGGTGTATTGGAGCGCGGTGCCACCAGGCGATGTGCGTCAGGTGATGGACTGGCAAGGCATCCAGCGCAAGGAGCAGGGCGAGCTGTGGCAACAGTACACGCTGATGGAGCAAGAAGGCCTGGCCATCCTGAATCGGCGCGAGGCCGAGGCGGCGCGTCAGAACTGATGCGCAACAGGTGCCCGGCAGTTTGAATATTTTTTGAGTACAGACCCCATGGCCAGCAGCAACAACCAGATCGGCATCATCCTGACGGTGGATGGCCGCGCCGTGCCGGCCGAGCTGGGCCGTGCGGGTCAGGCGTTTGAGAAATTCTCATCGAGCGCACAGCAGTCGCTTGAAAAGGTTCTGACCGCGCAAGAGCGCCAGGAAAGGCTGTTGCAACAGCTTGCTCAGCAAACGGATGCTCTCACCCGCGCCATGCAGGGCAACGCCGCCGCCAACAGCGCCGGGGCGCAGGCGGCGCAGAATGCAGCGCAGGCATTGCAGCAGCAATCCGGGGCCAGTAGTGCGGCAGCGGCAGCGGCGCAGAGTCAAGCCCAGGCGGCAGCCGGTGCCGCCCAGTCATCGGGCCAGATGGGCGCGCAAGCCACGGCAGCAAGCGCGGCGATGGGCGGCCTCACGTCCAGAATCCTGGCCACCGTCACGGCGACGCTGTCGCTGAGCAAGGCGCTCCAGGAAATGGACGCCTGGACGAACATGAACAACCGCATCAAGCTGGTGACGGAGACGCAAGGCCAGTTTGCTCAAGCCCAGGCGAACATCCTACAAATTGCGAATGACACGCGTCAGCCACTGAAAGAAACGGCGGACCTGTATCAGCGCCTGGCGATGAACCAGAAAACGCTGGGCCTGTCGGGCACCGAGCTGTCAGGCATCGTGAAAACCATCAGCCAGTCGATGGTGATTTCTGGGGTCAGTACAGCCAGCGGCGCAGCGGCGCTGATGCAGCTTGGGCAGGCGTTCAACTCCGGCGTGCTGCGCGGCGAAGAATTCAATTCCGTCATGGAGCAGGCCCCGGGCTTGATGCAGGCCATCGCGGCAGGCATGGGCAAGACGGTGGGTGAAATGCGTGCTCTGGCCGAGGCCGGAAAGATCACGACCGAGGCGCTGGTGAGAGCGCTGCAAAATCAGGCTGCCGCCGTGGAGGCCAACTACGGCAAGATGGGAGCCACCATCGGGCAATCGCTGACCGTGGCTGGCAACCGCTTCACCGAGTTCGTGGGCCGCATGGACGAGGCCGCTGGCGTGAGCAAAGTGCTGTCTGGCGCCATCATCGGGCTGTCGGACAACATGGGGTCGCTGCTGACGATGACTGGCGCGCTGGTGGCGGCCGGGCTGGCCACATGGATGACTTCGGCGGCCACGGCTGCGGGCGGCCTTGGCGTTGCCATTGGCGGCGTTGGTCTGGCGGTACGAGGGGTGTTCGCGGCCATGGGGCCGGCGGGATGGTTGATTCTGGGCCTGGGTGCGGCGGCCACGGCTTGGCAGCTGTTGGGCGACAAGTCCACCATGGCGGGCCGTCAGATGGAGACCTCCTCTGACAAGGCCAATGCGGCGGCCAACAAGCTGGTGGCAGGCATTGTGCCAGCCCTCAATACCGCCATTGCCGCTTACGACAAGATGCTCGAAAAGCAGCGTCAGGCGATGGGCACCGCCAAAACGCCGATCGAGGAGGCGGCCAAGGGCCTGAAGGAGGCCGACCTGAATCTGCAAAAGCTCGCGCAACAGGTAGCGCAGGCACAGCAGGGCACTGGCGAGTATCTCAACATGGCTCCGCAGCAGCGTGCAGCTGCTGAGAAGGCAGTGACCGCCGAGTTGGAAAAGGCAGCCTTGAAGCGCGCCGAGGTGACGGCCCGCGAGAACGAATACAACGCCGGCGTGGTGGCGCAGTATGTCAAGAGCAAGGAGCGCCAGACCGAGGCAGGTCTGAAGTTGTTGAAAGTCGAGGAAGCCAAAGCCGAGCGCGAGAAGGCGCTGACGGCTGCTGGCAGCGACCGCGCAAAGCAAGAGGCGGTCAACGCGGCGTACCGGGTGGAGCTGGCAAACATTGAAGAAGCATCCTCCAAGAAAAAGACGGCCGCCAGCGCCAAGCTGGTCGACACCGAGCTCGCCGGCCTGAAGTCCAAGCTGGAGGCAGAGCGCCAGTACGGTGAGCAGTTGGCCACCACGGGGCTCAAGGCTCAGGAATGGAATGAGGGTCAGAAGCAGGCGGCCAAGCTGTCCTACGAGGTCGCACAAGGGGATGCAGCCGCCGCGCGCAGCCATGATGCCAAGGCGCAGGCGCAGTGGGCGGTGACACGCGCCGAGCTCGAAGGCCGCCGGGTGGCTGCCGAGGCGCTGGGTCAGCAGCAGGCCGGCAACCAGGTGCGCGAGGAGGCGCTCAAGGCCTTGGATCGGCAGGCCACCAAGGCCAACGACGCCGCTGTGGCCCTTGAAGCCGAAAACCAGGCCTGGGGCAAGAGCAAGACCGCGATCGAGGCCGCCGCGCTGGCGGTGCTGCAGCTCAAGAAAGCGGGTTTGACCGGCAAGGAAACCCAGGCCGAGCGCGATGAGCTTGACCGAGCCATCGCGGCGCAGCAGCGCTGGGTCGATGCCCTGGGGCAGGCTGACTACAAGAAGCAGGAGCAGGCCATCGCGGAATGGAACCGTGCAGCCACCGAGCAGGCCGCGCTGTACCAGGACGAGCTGCAACTGTCCGGCATGACGGCCCTTGAGCAAGCCAAGATTACCGCGCAGCGTGCGACGCGGCTCAAGCTGGCCAAGGCCGAGGCCGATATTGAGCGCCAGACCTATTCCGACGACCAGGCGCAGGATCGCATCAATAAGGACAAGCTGATCGCTGACGCGCGCACGGCAGCGGGGATTGAATCATCGGCCGCCGTTGCCAAGGTCGTGCAAGAGGACTGGCGCAAGACCTCGGACAAGATCAGCGATTCGCTGACCGACGCCCTCATGCGCGGCTTCGAGTCGGGCAAGGGATTCGCGAAGAACCTGCGCGACACCGTAGTCAACATGTTCCAGACCATGGTGCTGCGGCCCGTCGTTCAGGCCATCGTGCAGCCGGTGGCCGGCGCTGTGCTGGGTTCGCTCGGCATGTCGGGGGCTGCCAAGGCCGGGCAGGAGGATGGGTCGGCGCTGGGGCAGGCGAGCAGTCTGTATGACGCCTACAAATTCTTGTCGAGTGGCGTTCGCGACTCAATCGGCAACGGGTTTACCAGAATGGCTTCGACCGAGTACGGGCAGAAGCTGGGCCTGTACGACGCTGACGCCGGTGTGCGTGGCCTGACCGAATCCGGCAAGATGGCCAGCTCCACGCTGCAAAGTGCCGGCAGCGCGATGACCGCCTACAGCATCAGCAAGGCGCTGTCGGGTGAGTACAAGATCGGCAATGGCAAGATCATGGATGCCCTGACGGCGATCGGTGGCTGGTTCGATCCGACCGGTGGCCTGTTGTCTGGCGCCATTTCTGCCGGCCTGAACCGCACTTTCGGCATGGGCGCCAAGGAGATCACGGGTAACGGCATCTCGGGCAAGCTCTCAGCCGGCGGCGCTTCGGTGCGCCAGTATGCCGACTGGCACCAGGACGGCGGCTGGTTCCGTGGCGACAAGAACGGCACCAGGTACTCGTCGATCAGCTCCGAACTGGACAGCCTGCTCGACACCGGCCTGCAGGCGGTCACGGCCGCAACCAAGGGCTACGCCAGCGCGCTGGGCCTGAGTGCCAACGCGATCAAGGGCTTCAGCCAGTCGATCAAGATCAGCCTTAAGGGCTTGGATGAAGCCGGGCAGCAGAAAGCCATCACAGACGCGCTGGCCGGCTTTGGCACCGCCATGAGCGCTCAGGTATACGGCGCTGCGCTGCAGCCGTTTCAGCGCGCCGGTGAGACAGCCGACGCCACGCTAACCCGTTTGGGCGGCAGCTTGACGCTGGTCAATGGCACGCTCAAGACGCTGGGTCAGACGCTCTACGCCGTGAGCGTGCGCGCGGGCGACATGGCGTCAAACCTGCTGGACCAGTTCGGCGGTGCCGAGACGTTCAGCGCTGCTGCGGCCAGCTATTACCAGAATTTCTACACCGAAGCCGAGCGCACCGGTGCGGTGACGCAGCAGGTCAGCAGTGCCTTGAAGGCCCTGGGCTACTCGATGCCGGCCACGCGCGACGGCTTCCGCGACCTGGTCGAGTCGCAGAACCTGACCACCGAATCCGGCCGCGCCACCTATGCCGCCCTGATGGGCCTGGAGTCGGCGTTTGCCGCCCTGGTGCCATCAACCGATGATCTGGCCGCCATGGCGCAACAGGCTGGCGATGCGATCAGCAGCCTGTTCGGATCGCTGACGGATGCCATCACGAACGGCCGCGCCGCTGTGGCCGAGGCACGAGCGAGCATTGGCATCAATCAGAAACCGCTGAGCTATGCCGACCTGGTCAAGCGGGTCGGCGGGATTGGCATGGCTCCGCCGAGCACTGCTGCGCTGGACAAGGCCAGGACGGGGTTGGTCAGCGCCAACAGCACTGTCGGCGACAAGCAGAAGCTGTTGAATACCGCCAACGCTGGCTTGACCAGCGCACAGAAAGCGCTGGGCACAGCGACTTCGGCGAAGGAAAAGGCGCAAGGCAAGCTCGATACCGAGGCCGTCGACCTGGTCGCGACCTACCTGCGGCTCGGCAATGTGCAGTCTGGCCTGCGCGGTGAAATGGTGCCAGCGTCTCTGCAATCCCTTGCGGTCTGGAATGACTCCCAGGCCGGA